GCAGATGAATCAATTCAGGACAAACACGCTAACGATTGTTGTCAATGGAGATTCGCGGCGTAGAGTTGGCGAAATCGTATCAGTCGATATTCCTAGTACAGAAGACCCCAAAGGCAAAGACGACTGGTATGATCCCTATCTATCAGGTCGTTATATGATTACTGCAATTCTCCACGAATTGGGAGATGGCAATTACACGATGAAAATGGAATTGGTCAAAGATGGTTATGATGAGCGTATTCCTGATGTTCAAACTTTTGGTGCTGGTGGAGACTTTTAATTATGTTGAATGAAATGCCTGACAATCCCAATGATTACATGGGAAAGATGGACTTCGTGTGGTGGCACGGAGTCGTTGAAGATAATAACGATCCATTGAAGATTGGTCGTTGTCGAGTTCGCATCTATGGATTTCATACTGAAGACAAAATCCTCATCCCTACAGAATCCTTGCCTTGGGCATCAGTTATGCAGCCCATCACTAGTGCGGCTATCAGCGGTAAGGGTCAATCCCCAACAGGAATACTTCAAGGAACATGGGTTGTAGGATTCTTCCGCGATGGTCCACACGCGCAAGATCCGATCATAATGGGTACAGTAGCGGGTCTGCCCACAACAAATTCCGATGGAAACTATAAAGATCCCGAACGAGGATTCTATGATCCTAGTGGCACATATCCATTGGATGGCTACAACGGAGAACAAGATACCAATCGTCTTGCGCGTGGAGAGGCTTTGGAGAAGACCATACTAAAGCCCCGCGCAGATGCCCGTATTCCTAACATTCCTGCTGCCTTAACTGGTCAATGGGCAGAACCAAAATCGGCTTATGGTGCTACCTATCCACATAACCATGTCTATGAAAGCGAATCGGGACATATCTTTGAAGTGGATGATACCCCCACCGCAGAGCGTCTTCATCGTTATCACAAGTCGGGAACTTTTGAAGAGATTCGTCCCGATGGTTCTCGCGTCACAAAAATCAAGGGAAGTGATTATGAACTGACCATTGGCTCCAAGTCAATGGTAGTCAAGGGGGATATCCTCTATACAAATGAAGGTAAGGCACAACTCAAAGTCGGCAAAGACTTCTATATTGAAGTGGATGGCGATATGAGAACTTTGGTGCATGGCAATGTCATCATGTATACCAAGGGAAGTTTGGTTCATCGTGTTGGTGGTTCATATACAGTTGCTAGCGATGGAAACATGACTTTTGTGGCTCCTCGCATCGATCTCAATCCTGAAGGTATCAATTCATCTAAAGTCAGCGTTGGTGGATTGGATAGTATCGCAAAACGAAGAGTACAATTCCCCGATCCTGCCGATACAACCAAGACAAAATCGCTCAAGTCTTTGGATGATGCTTCGACTGCTGATGTTGTTGCGGGTAATACAACAACACAATCCGGTAACCCCACCACGCTGTCCATGCTTCAGCAACAGTCAGAAGGAACAGTTTCCCAAGGTGCGTTGGCTACAACTCCTGCGGTTCAAGTAGAGGCAGCAACTACAACCACCACGACAGCGGCTACAACTACAACCGAGGCTGCAACTACACAATTGAATGGTTCTGCTGCTCCTGCCGTACCATCCGAAGTTGGAGGGGTAGCACGCCCTGCCGGTGCAAGCAGTCTTCCATTTGGACGAGCAACTGTGCCACTTATCCTTGGCGGTGTTGCATTGGCAGGAGTTGGGGTTGCTGCTGCTCTTGCTCTTTCGAGTAATTCTGGAGGCAGCACGAAAAAGGTGGCGGCAGTTTCTCTTCCGCCGTTGCCTTCAACATCTCCAGGTCTTCAGACTGCAATCACAGGAGCAGCACAGGCAGAAACAGGATTTCCTGGTCTTCCTACCGTCAGTCTGTATGCAGTTCCCGATGAAGCCGCCACACTTCTTCAGGGATATCCTGGTCAAACTGGTATTGCAAACACCGATCCTGCAAGCGATTTGCCAACAGTTGACGCTTTGCCAAGCGTTCCGGTTCTTGCTTTCCCTGCCGAATTTGTCCAATCTGCAAACATTCCCGATGTATTGGACGGAGGGGCGTTTTAATGCCACTTACACATGGTCCGCAGCAGGAGTATTTGTGGCAGGGTAAATATAGAACATTATCAGAGGTAGATCCTGCTACCTACTATCCAAATGGAATAGTTTATGGATATGGCGTTGAAGGATCACCCATTGGAGCAACAGGATATGGAGTTAGTGGTCCTGGTCCTGCCCCGCTTCCAGGCGTTACTGGTGAGGGATTAACAGGCGAATGCTTTAGAATTGATTTTCCGCTATCCCCTTCTCCGTATTCATTCAGTTCCAACAAAAAGTATTTTGAACAACAAGACATCACCGATGATAGATTCTGGTCGTTTTATTTGGGATTCAATAGTATTTTTGGAGGGGTCTGTATTGGAACCGAGGAGGTCATACCTGATCCTGGTTTCTTAATAATTTCGGGAGATTTTTCGCCAGATATGATCTTGAATTTGGATACGGGGAAATTGATCGGAAGAACGGGTTCGATGATTCAATATGTGGAAGGACTTCATGTGCCGCCCGACTTTCAGATAGATGAGCAGAACTATGGAACCCAAGGACCGTCTTCGTATTTCAAAAACGGTGCAGGGGTGGATGTTAAGGTCAGAGTGGCTGCGCGAGTGTTCAGCAAGTCAAATCCTAATATCTTTGCGGACGGGCAGTTCCAATACAACTTACGCAATAACTGGTCAACCGATAGAGATTTTTTAATCCTAAATATCAAGAATCAGTTCTTTGTTAATGGCATAACAGCCTCAAATATTGAGTATCTTGAAGCACAAAAAGCCAAGGGATTCTTTCCAGGTCCACCTTAAGGAGTTTCGATGCCCGCAGCACACAGACAAGGCGATATTTGTACGGGACATAAATGCTTCCCTCCTCGTCAAAACATTTCGTGGTCTACGAATGTGTTTGTAAACAACAGAGGATGGCATCGCCAATACGATAGTTGGGGACCACATAGATGCGATGATCGTCACCATAAAGGGCATACCGCAGAGGGATCTTCTATGGTTTTTGTCAATAGCCGTCAGGCGGCTCGGATCGGAGATCCCGTTTCCTGTGGCTCTGCAATCGCCACGGGAAGCAAAGATGTGTACTGTGGAGGCTAACAATGTCAGCAGAACCGCATAACAACATTGATTTTTGGGTGAGCGTAGGATCGGGATTGACTGGTGTCATAGCCGGTATGGTCGCAGGTGTTTCTTATCTAAAGAATCGGTTTAAATCTTGGAAGAAGCAAGAGGAGATTGATGCCGCAATTACGGCTGCAATCACAGTAGACGATATCCGTAGATATGGTCAAGTTCAAGAAATACTGACTACCCTACGAAATCAATGTGGTGCAGATCGTATACAGATCCTTCAGTTCCATAATGGTGGCAAGTTCTTGGATGGCTCCTCTATGAAGCGTATGTCCGTGACCCACGAATCGTGCAGCAATGGAGTTGCCTACGAGTATATGCATCTACAAGCGGTTCTTGCCACGCTACTATGGGAGAAGATTGAGTTGGTCAAGAAGGACGAACCACAAGTTCATCTTGTCAAGAATCTATCGGAATCCAATCTTCGCACCTATTGTCGAAGCAAAGGTACGGAAGCATTCGCAGTTCTACCTATTCATAAAGACGCTTTGGTAATTGGCTTCATCAATTTGGATTGGCTTGATGAGGAGACCGCACCGCATAAGCCAATGGAATTTGCCGCTATGTTTGAAGAGCAACGAAACTACATTGAACTTCAACTAGCAAAGGATCACAAGAATGGCAATTAAGCGTCTAAAAGACCCTGTTCTTTTGTTTTCCGATCTTGATATGGATCTTACTATAGATCCATTGACCAAGGATGTTTCTGCCATTACGGGCGAAAATACGGTAAAACAAGCCTTGAAAAATCTATTGCAGTTCAAAAAATATGATAAGCCCTTTCATCCTGAAATCGATTCGGGAATTACGGATCTGTTGTTTGAAAATGCAAATTCGATGATTATGTTTCAAATGAAGCGAAAAATAACAGAAATGATTCGATCATATGAAAGCAGGATTAGAGGATTGCAAGTGGACATCGTTGATCTGTCGGATCAGAATTCATATCAGATAGATGTTCAGTTTCAGATACAAAACTCAGTACAGACCTATCGTGCCACGGTAATCGTGGAGAGGATCAGATGACTACTCCAAATCTTCCAATAGACAACCTAGATTTTGATTCGATCAAGACGAATCTAAAGTCATTTCTAAAGAGCCAAGACAAGTTCAAGGACTATGACTTTGAAGGTTCGGGTATGAATATCCTCTTGGATCTTCTTGCCTACAACACCCACTATCAAGCATTTTACGCAAACATGGTAGCGAATGAGTCTTTCATCGATTCCGCAGTCAAGCGTCAATCGGTTGTGTCACTTGCCAAACATCTCGGTTATACTCCTCGTTCCTATCGTGCGTCTACTGCCACGGTAGATATTGTATGGAACGCTCCTTCGACCACAAATAACACATATGAAATATTCAAGGCAAATGTTGCAAGAGGAGAAGTCTTTGTAAAACGAGGCGATACCTTTGTTGCTTCGGGCGGTGGTTCTGTATTTACCTTCCTTCCCATAGAAAATTATAAAGTCACTCTTGAAGGCAACAACTGCGTTGCGAGAAATGTAGAAATCAAAGAAGGCAGATTTCAAACCTTTACCTATGTTGTAAATGGTGCGGATCCATCACAAAGATTCATCATTCCCGAGACACAAATAGACACAAGCAGCCTTCGTGTTCGGGTTGTGAAATCCACGAAAGACACAACGGGTATTGTAGATGTTTGGACTTTGGCGACTGATATCAATTCATTGGATGGCTCTACTAATGCGTATTTCTTGCAGCAGTCCGAAGACGACAAATACGAAATTCTATTTGGCGATGGTATTGTTGGACGCAAGCCACAGGATGGAAATGCCATCCTAATCGAATATCTGGTTACTCGCGCTGATGATGCAAACGGAGTCCAAAATTTTCGCTATTCAGGAACAATTACCGCATCTGGAGTGACTCCATCAATAGTCCTAGCATCAGACGAATATGGCACTCCACAGGCTTCCTATGGCGGTGGTCAGCCCGAAGACATCGAATCAATTCGCTATTATGCTCCAAGAAACTATCAGTCTCAGGAGCGTACAGTAACCGCGGAAGATTACAAGACCATTCTGACCCGCGATTATACAACAGCCGATTCGATTCTCGTATGGGGTGGAGAGGAAAGCGATCCTCCTCAATATGGTAAGGTATTTGTTTCTATCAAGCCAAAGAATGCAACTACTCTTTCAACTCTTGAAAAATTGTCAATTCAGAAAACAATATTGCAGCGCAAGAACATCTTGGGAATTACTCCCGAAGTAGTCGATCCCGATTACACCTATCTTGTTTTGAACATGACTTCTCGTTATGACTCCAATCTCACCAATATGTCTGCATCAGATCTTGAGACTCTTTTGACTACAACTGTAAATGCATATATGACCGAAAGACTTGGTAAGTTCGGATTGAATTTCCGATTCTCAAAGTTTGTCACCTTTATGGACGGTATCAATCAGAGCATTACAAGTACCGATGCAAATATCCGTCTGCAAAAGCGATTTCAGCCAGTAATTGGCAAATCGGGAGTATATACGATCAAATTCAATTTTGACAATGAGGTATATCATCCAGTTGATGGATATCCTCCTGTATTGACAAGCAGCGGATTTGGCTATTTGGATACAGATGGGGAGACCCAAGTAGATGCTTATATGGAAGATGATGGCTATGGAAATATCCGTATCTACAAGTTAGTTGGCTCCGACAAGGTGACTTTGGTCGAAAGAGCAGGAACTTTGAACTATGCCAATGGCACGATCAGCCTGATCGATTTCAACCCTACCTATGTTCTGCCCGCATCAAGCACCGAAATTGCCTTGACTGTTGTTCCCCTAAACAAGGACATATTCACACGGCGAAATCAAATTCTTTTGATTGACAAGGAGAACTCCAACATAGCGGTTGTTCCTGACTCGTTCCGAACAGAAAGAAGACAGACATCAAGTCCGTTCCCATCGAATAGATAATAGGTTATGACAACAGGAAACGATAAAAATCAGTCCCCGATTATTGCTCATCGTCTGCCCGAATTCGTTCAGACAGACCATCCCACGATGGTTGCATTTGTACAAGCATATTATGAATGGTTAGATCAGCAAGCCGATCAGGGATATGTTAGAACTCCTGCTGCTCTAGATGGGTTATCCGATGTAGACAAGACGATTGAGGAGTTTGTTGCTGCATTCAAGAAGGAGTATTTGCTAGGATTTCCCGAGGAGTTCGCCGTCAATAAGGAAGGCGATACGGTCGATGTTCGTCAACTTATCAAGAATATCAAGGAATTCTATCGTAACAAGGGAACCGAAAAAACCTACGAATTGCTGTTTCGCATTCTCTATGATACAACTGTAGAATTCTACTATCCCTCCCGAGACATTCTGCGGTTATCTGATGGCAAGTGGATTCAAAAGTTTTCTATTCGTTGCTCCAATGAACTAGGGACAAAGATATCCGAGTCAAGAGGGAAAACCATAGTTCAGCGATCTTCGGATAATACTATCGTTGCAAGTGGTACGGTAGTTGATGTCACCGTGTATCAAGTGGGAAATCGTCAAGTTTCAGAATTGTTCTTGAACAACATCAATGGAAACTTTGCAGCAAATACAGATGTTCTATCAAATGTAAGTGGTATTGAATTTACCGACAATGAAGGAATCGTACATACCGAAAAATGGATTTATTCTGTCTTGTCTGCCGTATCCATTTCCTCAAAAGGATCGAATTACCGCAAGGGTGATCGAATCTTCTTTCAACCCGACATCATGCCATACCGGCAAAATCTGCTCAAATGGAGCAATGCTATTGGAAAAAAGGCAAGTCAAGGGGGAAATTGGGTCAATGATGATGATGCCGCATTCGCATATTTAGGAAAAAGTGGTGGATGTTTTCCTACTTTGAATTCCGTTACTGCTCCTGATTTGTCAAATACGGGAACTCTTGTATTTGTGGATGCCGGACCTAATTCCTATTCTGCATTGAGTAGTGAAGCCTATGGTGTCAATCAAGTCTGTCCAATTGCCTTTGATGGTTCTGACAAAATATTGACATTTAGTGTTTATGTCAAAGCGGCAGATCTTCGAGGAATACCATTAGCACAGACTGCTGTGAGTGTGCCTCCGTTATACTTAACCCAATCACAAATAGATCATAATAGAAGAATAGCCCTTTGTGTAGATACAAGACAACCAGGAAGCCTATTTTTCACCAGATCAAAAATAAGAGTTGATGCTAAAGTAGGAACTACTCCTGCAAGATATATTGAAAGAAGTTATAGTAAAAATACTACTTCGCCATCAACTCATTCAATTCCGACTTATACCATAACGGATGTAGGAAATGGATGGGCGCGAATTACTATGACCGTCACAATTAGTAACGCAGATGCAAATACACAATGCACCTTCACAATTTATCCTATAGGAAAAGAAAATGCTATTTCTTATGCATGGATTTATCTATGGGGAGCGCAATTGAATGAGGGATCTTCCGCAACTCCCTTTATTAATACCCAAAAAACTATCCTTACTGTTGCAGCAACAAATGATACAGGACAAGGTGCGATTGCAACAATCACGGATGTAGATTCAAATGGTGGAATTCTTAAGACGCGCATGGATAATTTTGGCATTGGATATGAAATTGCTCCAACCTATACTTTTGATTCGGCATTTGGATCAGGTGCAGCATTAACCACTACTATTGGAACTATTTGTAGATATCCTGGATATTATTCAAGCAATGATGGTCGCTTGTCTACAAACAAAGTAATGCAAGATAATCATTACTATCAAAACTTTTCATATGTCCTGCTTACAGAAACTGTCATTGACCGCTATAAGGACATCTTGCGCCGAATCATCCATCCTGCGGGAATGGGTATGTTTGGAAAGGTGTCCATAAAGCGTTGTGCTACTGAGGATGTTACGACAGATACAATTGCGAAGAAAACCGATTTGAATGCTATCGGCAATTATGCGCCATATACACTCTATACCTATAGGGATCTTGGCAGTCTGTTCTTCAACGGAAGAGCATTGCCATATGTTCCTAGTATTGATGATGCAACAATTACGGGCGCAGGAGGAAATCCAACAGGTCTTACGGGATTGACCTCTGCACACTATCAAGTTGCGTTTACGCCAAAAGGAATTACTGGTCTAAAGATTTGGTTGGATGGCAAAACAATTACTGCAAATGCATCAAATACAAAAGGTGTGACCGCATGGGGGGATTCGAGTGGAAATGGCTATACCGCTACTGCAAATATTTGGGGGACGCAACCAGGTTATCCTTATACACAAGATAAACCATATTACAATAAAATTCCAGCAGCATCTGTTATGGGAGGATTACAACTTAGTGGATCTTCCATGACTGCATCCTCAATTACTTCGGGTTCTACTTCTGGTTGCGTATTGACAACGCCAAATTTAAGAGAAACCCTACAACAACGCTCTTTGTTTGTTGCATTCACTCCCAATCCATTACCATCTACAGATATCACAACAAGCCAACAAAATACTTTAGTTGTCGGATTGATGCGCGGACTAACGGCTACTTCGAACGAAAGTGCTGAAAGTCTCTATACTCCTATGGGACAAAATCATCAATTGCATAGTATTTGTGTAGATTACAGCAGAAATATTGTAGACGGAAATGAAATCTCGCCAAGAATTGCGGCTTATTATGGAGTAGGAAATCACAAATATGGGCTATCTGCTGCTGCGGGAAATGGGGAATATGAATACAAAAAACTTGTATCCTACAATCCCGATGCTTTCCTTTCAAATCGGCTTGCTTTGATGAATAACAAAAGTTCAATCATATATTACAATTTCAAGGAACCTCTTGTTTCGCTTACTGCAAACAATCCAAATACCACAATAGTATCTTCTATATTTGCCGAAAGCGATCCTTCTTTGACTGCGGCTGCATATTCATATGCAACTGAAGTGAAGAAGTTTGACAAAAAAAGCAACAATGACCAACCTGATGCAAGATATTATCGCTATCAGAAGATGGCAGAATTTGTTGCAACAGAAAATGGATCATATAATTTTAGCATGGATATGAAGACCGATTATGGCAATGCGGGTGCTACTGCAATGTATTGGAGGGCAATACTTACCAAGAATGATCAAATCATAGAATCATCAACGCAGTCACAACCAGATGTTCCAAACCAAATAGCAGAGTGGGGTTGGTCTTCGATGAGTCGTGGATTAGGCACCCTCAATGTGCCGTATTATGCACCCGAATATGATTCTAAAATTTATCAAACTCATAAAGTATCCGCAAAAGATGTCAAGGCTGGAGATGTCCTAAGAGTATGGATGACTCCATCGCGTAATGCTGGAACAAAACCACTAAACAGCACTCTTCTCACCGCCAAGGCACTCTATACTAGAAATTTCACAGTCAACAAGATATACAGCCAAGGTAAGAATTTCTTGACTGTCAATGGTGTGGAAGTCGGGACTGCTTTGGGCAATTGGAATGGTAGTACGGGAGAGCAACGCCTCACAATCGGTCTAGGTCAGAACTATTTTAACGGTGTAGTTCACGAAGTACTTCTGTATGATCGCGCACTCACAAAGCAAGAACGAGAGACCATAGAGGCTTATCTCTATAAGCGTTGGACAGGAAATATCATTCCTGTTAGAAATCACTCATGGTATTTGCCTATTGATACTGCTTCGTCTGGTATTTATCCTGCTCTACCAACAGAAGACGGATATACCGCAAATACTGCAATCAACAGCGCATATGGCTACCCTTACTTCACGATCAACGAGAATCCAAACCTCTCGCTTGCTACAGAAGTGGAACCATATGCTGCTCGTATCCTTGATACGCAATATAGCGACTTCCTTGGCGGCGGTACAGGCTCGGCAGGATATTGGTCGGAGTGGGCAGAGGGTTCAACTGCAAATCGTCAGAATTGGGCAGCAAGTCTAACTGCCGCAGGAAGTCGCAACGCCCTTCTTAAGTATTCTACAAGTTCCGAATTCCGCAAGATCACAGCAGAGGCATTCTTGGATCGTAAGGTCGGATTGCAGTTTGATTGCAAGAATGAGGAGATTGTCGAACCATATATCCCCCAAGTGAAATTGACTTATTGCCTTGATTTTGTAAATAGCACAGTCTACTCTAATGGTACGATCATTTTCAACTATACGATTCTGAATTCAGAGAACATGAATTATTGGATCACGGATCGAATGGAAGTAGAAGTAAGCGATGGGCGAAAGTTGTATCGCTATCGCCCCGAAGCCGCAAAATGGAAGCAGACCGTATCTCCTCACGGCGAATTTGGTCAATTCAAGATCTCTGGATTTACTTCCGAAGGTATTGCCGCAAAACAATATACCGTAACCTTTAGACTATTGAATTACTATGGCAAAGTCATTTCTGGATCCGAACTCTCGGTTTCATTCTCGCACCAATATGCAGGTCTTTCAGCAGAAACCAACAGTCTAACAACTTGCACAGAGATATCGACTTATACCGATCCGAATGCAGGACAGACAACTCCATCATATAGATTCGGAACTACTTTGGCAACGGGAGTTCCTAGCGGAGAAGATATTGGAGATGATCCCGACATTTGGAAATGGTATTGGGATGATAGAATCAAAGTGCGTAGCGATGATTGGTTCTGGCAATTGGGCAAAGACGATACTATGCCGCTATTCGAAGGTGGCAATTATTGCGATCCTCTTGGTCTAAAGACATTCTGGAAACCTGGTTCGGCACCGTTCTCTATGCCTAAAGACGATCCGCTAAATCCGAACAGGCCAGGATGGCCAATATTGGGTGGTGGTCAACGGGGTCAAAATTATCGTTTGCCCACAGAGATTCCGCCGCTAGGTGTAGAACCAAAATATGTAAATGATAATGATGGATCGGAAGTTTATTACTGGAGTGGACATTGGTGGATTCGCACAAGAACAAGAGATCCATTGACCGGTAACCTGATAATCACATGGCGATTTAAGATTCCAATGTCTAATCCTGATGATTGGACTTTTGGAAAGAGTGTAGGAAAAGATGGCGAACTAGAGGAAGATACATTTGATGATGCCACTAATGGTAATAATGCTATTGAATATGGTAATCTTTGGACAAAATTTGTTCCTTGTTACGGGGTTCCTCTTTGCTTTGAGCAGACGAGTGATGGTGGATACCGAGTCAAGCCTGATACTTTTGGAGAAGACATTCCACAATTCCCCTTATGGGGGAAACCATCCGTATACCCACCAGGATGGTTTCCAGGTCAGATAAATCCATACAATGTACCAAATGATGATCCGTCAGCACCATTCCCTGGTGGTTGGAGAAAAACAAATGTTCCGGCAGGAAAAGACAAAGATCGAGATCCGTATTACGGAAGAGGATGGGATCCTTTCTTTGGACCGTTCTATTTGGATCCAAATAGAGGATTAAGACCATATGGATATGGTGGAGTTGATGTTGTTGATGCACCGGATGACTTTTTCTCGGATCGCAAACTTGAACATCCACCTTGCAAGAATGGTGGAAATAGTCCTGGCATAGAACCACCCAAACCACCAACAGCCCAAGGTCTTGACGACCGTGTTCCAGGATTATGAACTGAAATATTACGCATTCCGAAATAAGGATTAAAATGGCAAACAACATCAAGCAAATCAAAGCGGCAATTGAAGCGAACTTGGCAAAAATTCGGGATGCATATTATGCAGCGTTGAATAGCAACTCTTCCGCTGAAGGGATTGAAACCGCAAGAGCAAACTATGCTACTGCCTTGAAGTCGGCGCAATTGAATGCGTTGACATTGCTGAATGCACAGACTCCATTCACAGAAGCAGAATACACTACTCGAAATCTCGCTCTAGAATTGGAAATATCAATTGATACTATTAATGAAGACACCAGATACGATACAAGATCTGCACAGGAAGTATCAAAAAAAGATTGTATGGATCTTTTTAATAAGTATATCAGCACTATTAAAAAAATGAGAGATTTGCTTACTGATGATAATATAGATAAATTAATAGAAATATATTATTACATCTATGGAATAGATCCAGGATTTCCAGAAAGTCTAGGATTGGGTTTCAGATTAGGATCGAATCCTGTAAATTGTTGGCTTGCTTGCGAAATGAACGAATTCGTCAAAGCACATCCAAATACACCCAATGGCTTGGGCGGTATATTCAGAGAGCGAAGAGGTGGGTTGTTTGGCGGCGGTGAGGATTGTTGGCAGTATATACGAGCGCCTGGTCAGGATTTAACTATACCAATACGAAATCCGGAAAACAAAAATATCCCACCTTTGCCGTGGAAAATTCCTTCGTTTCCTCCGGAATTATTGCCAGATTGGATACCAGCGCCAGGAGATATAGATTGGTCAGACCCAAAGAAAGTGGGAGAATGGCTTGAGAAAATGAGAAAATTTTTGAAAGAAGTTCAAAATAATCCTTCGGGCAATAACCCCAATCCTTCTTGCAATCAACTATACAAAGAAGCAGTAAATTGGCTTGCAGATAAAGTGGGTATAGTTTTGCAGTTTTTATCTTTAGGAAAAGAACTTCAAGACCTGTATGAGCAAATGCGACTCGGACCATGTAACGAGATACTCAGATTAGATGTCGTGTTTAGAGACAGGCAGATTGGTAGATTTGATGATCCTCTGAAATTTGGTGAATGGTTATGGAAATTACATAAAAAGGAACTTCAACCTATGCCCAATTTGGATCCTCTAGTATCTCTACTTTCGGAGACAAGAATACCTTCTGATACTGCCACCCTGCTAAATGAGTGGGAAAAAAATTGTGAAAAAGAAAATCCCAATCGATATAAAGTTGCATTAACCGAATATGAAGCATGGGCAGCAAAGTCTCCTGAAGAAAGAAACTTCGTTCCTCCAATCAAAGGACTATTTCCAGTATTAAATACTTCAGACTTTACCGATGAATTTGCCTTTATGTATTTGGCAGCAATGTCCTGGTACGGTCTACTAAAGCAAGAAAGCGACACAATATACAGATTAACTTATCAAAATCTCACAGCATATGCTAATGAATGCTCTGCCATGCTTTCTCTATACAATGTCCCTGAAGTTACTGTAGATCTGGAAGAAGAGAAATAGGCGGCACAGTCGTATATTAAGATGCATACTAATTGATAAATACCCCCACAGAGGACTCTTAAATGGCTAATGTCTGCGACAAGTTCCGTCAGAATTTCAAGCAAACCTTCATAGATCACTTTGCTATGATGTTTGGCAACCTGTCCACAGACAAGTGGTTTCTTTCCATTGGTAAGCCTCTACCTTGGCTGTCTACATCGGGAGAAATTGACAATTTGCCACCCGCTGCTGCGGATACGGATCAAACAGAATCTGAGTTTTGGCAAAATGTCCTTGCTCACAAGAGAATTACCGAAGACGATGTTTCTATCGTAGTTCCTCGTTATGATTGGACAATCGGGACAGTTTATAGCCCATATCGTCCAACAATCGAACTCTTCAATCCCGACAATCCATATATCTTCTATGTTTTGGTGGACGAAGAACGAGTCTATAAGTGCATTGACAACAACTATGGCGCACCTTCAACAGTTGCACCAACTCATACCGATACCGATGTCAAATTGCTTTCCGATGGCTATCGTTGGAAGTTTATGTACTCCATCACGGAAAGCCGCCGTAAGTTTCTTCTCAAGGGTGGGCTAAAGACAAGTGGAACTCTGCGTCCAGGTTATATGCCGGTTGAAAATATCGAATCACTAGGCATTAACGATGAGCGATACTTGCAGTTTGCGGTTCAGAATGCGGGAGTAGATGGGGAAGTAGTCTTCATTTACTTCCTACCCGAATATTCCAACTATCTGATTTCTGATCGTTGCATTTTTTCTTCAACTAATAATGTTATCGTATCCCCTTCTGTTTCGGTAGGTGGATTGACTGCAACTTTATATTCCCCATCCTTTGTTCCCGTTCAAGATTACTACAACAATATGGTGTTGTCTATCGATTCGGGACAAGGCAAGGGACAACGAAGAATCATCAGCAGTTATACACCAGGCACAACAAGCGCAAATGTAACTATCGAAGTCACCAATCCATTTACTGTCGAGTTGCTTCCCAATTCTTCAACCTTTTCGATTGTTCCTAATGTAATCCTTGATGGTGATGGGTCTGCAAACAACAATACATTGGATCCATTACGCACGATAGCCGATGTATCCGTTCTATTCGATTCTACCACTATAACTGGTGGATATCGTTATGTCGATTCCTTCGAAATGCTTGATACGGGTATGGATTACTCGTATGCAAACCTTAAGGTAATTGCAGGATTGACTTTTGCATCCAATATCCCATCATCTCTTCTCACAGATTTTTCAAATGCAGCAATACCGATCATTTCTCCCCAAGGCGGTCACGGATCAAAACCTGTAGCCGAACTTGGTGGCAACTCTCTGATGATAGTGAAAAAATACAGCGGAAATGAAAACGGAAAGGTCACTTCACAAAATGAGTTCCGTCAATTTGGCATCATCAAGAATCCCGATCTTGCCCAACCTCAAATCAGAGTTTCTACGGTTCAGGCAGGAAATGCAAATTCATTCACAGTAGGTTCTATTGTAGAACAAGGGGTGACTGGAGGATTTGCAGGAGCAACCGGTACTGTAGTTTCGTGGAGACCAGGATTAACGGGCTATACGGGAACATCTGAATTGATTCTTACCAATGTGATTGGAAACTTTACTTCGGGTAAAGGAGTTGCTATTGGATCAACCTTGGATGTTTTCGATGTTGCCTCACGCACCCGCGCAGGAACAGATGGACGAGATCTTCTTGTTCTGACAGTCACTCCAACAATTGCCACTACTTTTTCTGCAATCGCAAACGAGTTTCCGCAGGGAATGAATGCCGTTGGAGTCGGGAATGCTGCACTAGACATTGAATTCTCTGGTTCAAATGGCAGAATCTACCGTTGGGATGCAATATCCGGTCTCAATAATCAAGGCAAGATCTATTTGGAAAATGCTCATGGTACTTTTGATATCGGTGAGACTGTTGGCGTAAGAGACCGCTATATGAATTTCTATTCAGGTCTTACGGGAATTGCAAAAATTGTCGAGAAGACAACGGTGATAGAGGGCATTCCCGATACTTATAGCCAAGTCTACAAATTTGTATTGAATCCCGCCGGAGGAGATACCTTTACCTCATCTTCGTTTGTTTTGGACAATACTGTATATCTGTATAGTGGTTTATCTCAGATTGCTACAGGCAAAGTAATCAATTGGAATACCTCCGGAGCAACAGGAGATCTATCTGTCATCATCACATTAGGCTCCGTTGTGGTAGGAAACACCATCTCATATACAAATGCTTCGGGAATTGCTGCTAGTGCCTTGATTTCGGCTATCAGTCAATTCCCCGACTTCAAATTTAGATCAGGACAAGTTCAATACATACAGAATATAAGACCTGTTGTTCGTTCAGATAGTCAAGAGGAAGAGATCAAACTCATAATTGGGCTTTGATCGGAGGAATAAATGTCATACGACCCCACGCTATTCAATGTAGATCCCTATTACGATGACTTCAACGAGGACAAGAAATTCCTTCGTATCATGTTTAAGCCTGGCTATGCCCTACAGGCGCGTGAAGTCACACAAATGCAGACCATGCTTCAGAACCAAATTGAACGCTTTGGTTCCAACATCTTTGAAAATGGATCGGTTGTTCTTGATGGTCAAATTACGGAAAACTATCTCCGTTACGGTCGTATCACAGGTCTATCGGGCGTATCTGATGTGACAGGTCTTGTTGGCGCAGTAGTCGGAGCAGTCGGTTCTGCACAGGCTAGGATTATCCATGCAGAGGCGGGGCTATCTTCATCTACGGTAGACGCATTTGACCTTATTTACTTTGATTATATCGGTGGTGGGACAGGATTCACTCACAATACGACTATTTCGGGAACCGCAGGAACAAATTCGGTTGCTTTCTCCCTTACTGGAAACAGCACCGCTTCGGTAATTGGCGATTCAACAGTCATCTCGGTAAACTCCGGTGTTCGTTATGTTGATGGCTATTTTGTAATGCACGATGCCCAAATGATCGGTGCATATCAAGTAACTGGCTCCGCAGGATCAGAATATAGAAAGTTCAGCAATCCAACTACACGAATTGGATTTGCAACAAATCCCTCATTCGTAACCTCAAGTGACGATGAGACTCTGAATGACCCTGCATTTGGTTACTATAACTATGCAGCACCTGGTGCAGATCGATTCAAACTTGATCTAACCCTGACGCAATATGGCTTCGATCCAACTGCTGTAACCACAACAACCAATTTTGCCCGTGGAAACTTTATGGAAATCATCCGTATTGTAGATGGTCAGACCGTGAAGAAGGAACTCTATCCGCAATATGCTGCCATTGAAGATACCCTTGCACGGCGTACCTATGATGAAAGTGGCAACTATACGGTTGAGCCATTTGATCTGAATTTGACTTATCGTAATGTTGTTGGTGGCGCAGCAGGAGCAACTCTCTCTGCCGAACTTGGTCAGGGCAAGGCGTATATCTTCGGACATGAATTTGAAACCCAAGGAACTACTGTGTTGTCTATGCCAAAAGCAAGATCAACAACGCAAAATGCAAATCAATTTGCAATCGGTTCTATTGGACCATCTCTGCCGGTTATTCTAGGCGGTGAGACCGAGGGTGGAAACTTCATAGGTTTCAACATTACCAAGCAACCCAAAGTTTATCTTTCTTCTTCTGGTGCGTACTATGCGATGAATGGCAACACCGGACCACAAGGACAAACAAGTGCCTATGATTATGTCAACATAGGAACTGCAAGAATTCGTAATATCATTCCTTCTGGTGCAAATAGCGAATACGATCTATATCTTTATGATATTAAATTAAACGAGGCAAATACGCTATCCGATATTGGCTCGATATTCTTGGACGAAGGACATACAACTCCGACTTTTGTTTCTAACTGGATAGATTCGGGAATTTTTGATAACAAAAATGATACTGGACTTCTTTATTCTCTACCAAGAGGAGATCGTATCGAGTCAATTAATACTGTAGATTATGCCATAAGCAACTTTAAAGCATTGATTCCAAATGCTAGTGGATCAATTGTAATTACTTCTCCGGCTTCAAATGTGACTTTCTCTGCGCCAATTGGAGCCATAAGCAATCCTTCTAATGAACTTTTTGTCCTCAATAGAGATGGATTGGCGGCTCCATTTACCGCTGTTGTGACTTCAAACAAATTACAACTAACTATAACCATTCCAGAATACGATTCAGGAAATCCTGAAGAATTCTATATTTTCTATGTAACAAATTTGAGCAATACTGGGGGAGCATATAATAGAAGAACAAAGACAAAATCCACATATACAAGCACAAGTGGGTTTGCTTCAACTCAGACATGGGTAACCGATCAAGAAACCGGTAAGTCTTTCCTGTATCTAAAGCGTCAATACACAGACATACCTTGCACCGATGTCATCAATGTTCTTTCCATTACAGGCACATTATGGACTTCCAATGGCACCACCGCAGGAATCGCTAATCAGCAATTACTGAATTACTTTACTCTAGATAATGGTCAGAGAGACAATTATTACGATTACTCTCGGTTGATTGCGGCTTCAAATGTTTTGCCATACAACTATGCAACATCAAATTCTCTGCCCCCCGCAGGATTTGTAGGGGTCGGCGGTCCTTTCACTTACACATTTACTAGATTCGTTCACGGCAACGCAACTCCTGGAGTAACAGGACCATTTACTGTAGATTCCTATACTGATGGAGGTGTGGATTATTCTGATATTCCCGTATATGTCAGTCCATCAACAGGGCGGTCATATCGTCTATCTGATGTTCTTGATTTCCGTCCATCTAGAGCGGATATTAGAACAAGTAGTGGTTCAGCCACAGGAAATTTTGAAGGATCATATGTAATTCCTTCTCCATCTGTTGCAAATCTAAACAAATTTACATACACAAACTATCTACCAAGAACCGACAAGATTGTATTGGGACGAGATCGTAACTTCAAGGTTCTATCTGGTATCCCATCGAACAATCCGCAACCTCCGATGGATAGCCCCGATGCAATGACTCTTTACAATGTAACGGTAAATGGATATACCACATCCAAAGATGATGTTCAAATTAGTCGTATCGAAAACAAGAGATACACTATGCAGGACATTGCCAGCCTTGAGAATCGCATCGATAATGTAGAATATTACAGTAATCTCAATATTCTAGAGCAACAGGCAAGAAATTCTCCATTCTTGGATGATGCCGGTATAGAGATTCCAAAGAAGGGAATTCTTGTTGATGGATTCCGTGGTCACTCGGTAAGTGATGTACAGGATCCGATGTATGCAGCATCAATTGATTTTGAAAACAATGAGATGCGTCCATCGTTCCGAAATAGAGTATATCGTCTAAATCAGATCTCAAATGCAATTAATGCAAGTGGATCGTCTGATGGAATCTATACACTCAACTATCAGACATCTCCACTCATCAATCAACCCTTGGCTACATCCTCGCTAAACATAAATCCTGCGGGAGTTTTCAACTATCTTGGATTTATGCGTGCTACCCCATCAAGCGACTTCTGGTATGACGACACCGTTGCACCTGTTGTACGCATCAATACTGAAGGCGAGAATGATGCTTGGATTTTTGGTAATGCTTCTGGAACAGGTCCAGGACAGGCAAAAGGATTTGGATCTCAATGGAATGATTGGGAATCAAATTGGCTAGGCGTTCCCAAGAATAATAACATAACATCATCTGTCAATTCGGAACCAACAAGAAGCATATTCGTATCCTCTTCTGGTTCTCGGTTGACACAGCCATCTTCAAATAGTTCGACTTTGCCTTATTCGCTATCGAATAATACGGAAAACTTGCAGATAAGATCCGATGTTGTTCCATATGCAAGAAGCATTGATATAGGACTATCTGCAAGCAATCTTCGTCCAAATACAAATCTTTACCTGTTTGTAGATGGAGTGTCTGTATCTGTGGGTGGACTTGCATCGGATGCAGCAGGAAATGCTTCAGTATACTTCTCAATTCCATCAACATCTTTTGTTGCAGGAAAGAAGTCAATTCGACTGACAAGCAGCCCAACAAATGATCTAACCACAACCACAACTGCGGTAGATTATGTCTTCCCCATGCAAGGAACATGGGGTAATGTCAAGGATGGAATCATCACTACAAGAACGGTGCAGTCTCGTAGAGAAAGCGTTCGTTCGGAGAACATAGTTACCAACATCTTTGGTAAGGATATTCAGCGTTCCAAGTTCACACAATTGCGTGGATTTACTGATCCTCTTTCTCAAAGTTTCTATGTGGATCCTTCGATCTATCCATCAGGAGTGTTTGCAAAAAAGGTTACGCTCTTCTTCAAGAGCAAGGACTCAAACGCAAACACACCAGTTTCTATAGTACTGCGTCCAATTGTAAATGGATATCCACATCCATCAAAATTCATTCCGTTGTCGGATACAACTATCCTCTCATCTGCAATCACCACATCTACAAATGCATCGGTAGGAACTGATTTTGCGTTTACAAGTCCAGTATATCTTGCTCCTGGTGAGTATGCATTCTCGTTGGTCACTCCAAGTAACAATTTTGATATCTTCACTTCACAGATTGGTATGGATGTCTTGAAGCAATCTACTACAGAATCGACTGTTCGTGCAACAAAGCAGCCATATGCAAGAAGTCTTTTCAAGAATCAAACTTCAACAGGGGTGCAGAAGTCTGACATAGAAGATGTGAAATTCTTGCTTCACATCTGCAAGTTTGTTACCTCATCTGCTTTCTTTGACTTGGGAGCAGCAGGATCTGCTTACTATGGAAGCGGAACATCATTGCCTGCTCATGCAGCCCATTATAATGTTCCTTATATCGTTCCTTCCAATACACAGATAATCAATACCGAAACTGGTTTGGTTAGTTCTAATGTAGATTTGAATAAATTGGTTGCAACCACAACCAAGACATTCAATGGATCTACAACAAATTTCACAAAATTGCAGTTAGAATTGCGTACTTCAGATCAATATGTTTCTCCCGTTGTTGACATTGATCGTGCAAATGCCAACATCATCGAAAACAAGATCAACTATGTGGATTTGGCACAGAGTGGAGAGACCGGTTCGACCAATCTAGGCGCAATCTCTTCGTCTAGAGCAACTGCTCGGTATATCACCAAGCGTGTTGTTCTTGAACCTGGTATGCAAGCCACAAACTTGCGGGTTGAAATGCTGGCTTCGTATCCAAGCAATACTACCTTCAAGGTTTATGCTCGTATGGCTTCGGATGATTCAACCCAATCTCCTTTTGATCTTCTTGGTTATACGGAAATGACTCCCGTTACCACATATGCCAATACCACAGCAAATGGTTATCAAGAAATGTCATTCAGATTGATGGATCAACCCAAATTCAAAGTATTTGCCATCAAGATTGTAATGGGATTGGCATCTGCTGCTTCGGATCCAACAATTGTTCCGAGATTCAAAAACTTGAGAATTACCGCAGCATGAGTCAACAACGAGTCAATGGAGAACCCAACATGGTACGGGATTCAAATTCCCGTGCTTTGTTGTTTACAAATAGAGAGGACATTTTGGCTTATGAAAAACGAAAAGCCGAAATGAAGTCTCAAACTTTACAGATAAATACGCTGAAGCAAGAAGTCGCAGAGTTGAAGGATATTGTCCGACAACTCATTGAACGGCAGGAGAACCGCTAATGCCACTCACCGGTAATGTCATTGATATCCAAAAGATCCAACTAACGGACACCTTTCAGACTTGGTTTGCAAAAACCAATGAAATGGTTGACGCGCTCAATCCCGTCAACATCTATGACATTGATAATGGTTACGGCACATATGTGTCGTATGGAATTACTGGAGTAAATTACAATGGTATCAAATATGTCAATGTAAATGCCGCATATGGTACTGAGGTAGCAACCGATACGGGAAGACCTTGGTCGGGTGTTGTTGCTCTTGATCTTTCGAGCATCAGCGGAGATGCCTATACCCTTACAGGAAACCAAGCCTATACTCTTACCGGCGGAGCAATATTAGCATCTGAAGTCAATGCATATGATTGGGTTTTGGTTCAAGACATCTCTGATACGGCTCAAGGAGTTTCAGGAACAACTAAAAAAGTTCAAGCCAGAAATATGCTTCCCCGAGAAATTTATATGCCTATTCTTGACTTTTGGGGCGATTTTAATGTAAAGGGTAATTTCTCTGCGGTTGGAGCGGCTTCCACCCAAGTAGGAAGTCTATCAATCAATTCTCAGTATGTGTACCTAGCAACTACCGGTTCTGCTGGATCTACTGCGGGTGCCTATAATTCCGATAATGCATTGGGAGAAGGCGGCGTAATTCTTGCTATCACCGGAAGTGGAAATGTAAATAAGAGATTCCTATGGAAACATAATAATGGAAATTCTTACTGGACATTCAGTACTCCATTTGGCGCAAACGAACCAAATCTTCCGCTTGTTGCTTCTAAATTCATCTCACGAAATTTTGTAACCGGCACTACAGCAAATACCTTCATCTTTGAGGCAGGAGCAAGCGCACAAACCAGCCTACGGTTGACGGAAAGTGCGGCAAATTCAAATTGGCCTTATTTTGGCATTGTCAAAGACGCAAATTCGAGTAGTGTAAACTTCAATGCATATGCAGGTGCAGGAGTTACTTCAATTGCTTACTTCATAGCAGGAGCAACATCACAGTACACAGGCGTAACTGCAAACGCTTTCATTCAGTATGCCAATGTGGACATGGTTGATGGTGCAAATGCAACTACAGGCGCAAGTGCATGGACAATTCCCGTAACCGACCAATTTGGGCAAATCTATGGAGATCGCCACAATGCAGGACAGATTAAGCGTAGATTTACACAAGCAAGTCACGGTCTGACTACAGGTCAGGCAGTTGCTGTTATTGCTGCTGATGCCGCAAGTGGAACACCTGGAACAATTACAGGCGCACAGGCAAATAGCACATCGACAGAAGCATTTGGTATAGTTGATAGAATTATCAATGCAAATGAATTCTCAGTAACCATGAAGGGTTACATAGAGTTGTCTTCCAATGGTCTCCGAGGTATCGGAAGAGCAGTTACGGGACAGACCTATTATCTTGATTGGGCTAGATATGGCTGTCTGACCGCCAATACAAATGTTCCTTCTGGAAATCTTTATCAACCTCTATTCATGGCATTGGGAGGTAGTGCCGGTATTGTATACGGCAATGAAGCCGATGTAATTTTCCCATATGCACAAGATCAGGTCTATATGCGTGGAATGGTTCCAATTGGTGCCATCCAACCATATGCGGGTGGTCTTGCAGGACTCTCACTTGGTCTTTCGGGTGGGTCAATTCCTGTCAGCGATGTGCAGTACAATGACAATTGGATGCCATGCGATGGTCGCGCTCTTACTGCAAATACATTTGTAGATCTGTTCAATCTGATCGGTTACACCTATTCAATGCGTGGAACTATTGTAAGTCAGACTTCTGCGGCTTCTACAGTCATTCGTCCTGATCGGGGAACTGCAAATATTGCATCTTTGGGATTGGCAGCAGGAACAATTAGATACATTCGCAGAGGATCAAACTCTCCAGGTGTAATTGCAAATCTTAATTATACGGGTGGAATTACTGCCGATGGAACAACAATTACTGTTGCAGGGATAGGTACCAACAATACAAATCTTGGAAACAATGGTGACATTGTAGACATCCTTTCACCAAGTGTTGATTCTTACTTCTTTGCTCCTGACCTTCGCGGCAAGTCTCCATTTGGTGAATATGCTCCATATGGTTCAAGAGGCGAAGCATTTGGTCTATCGGGAGGATTTACTGGCGGAACGGCTAATGGTGATGGTGGACTTTTCACCAACTTCATCATTCGCGCAAAGCGAGATTCCGATGCAATGATTCTCACGGGTCACAACCACGATTCTCGATATCTACGCAAAGATGTAAGTGATTCCGTATCGTTGGCATCAAGCACGCTGACCTTGCAAAATTTGAATGTTGTAGGAAATATTGCAGGAATCGCATCGGCATATACTGGTCTTGCTACTTTCAATGCGGGTATTACATCCAACCATCTCTATGTTTCAACTGGTGCGACATTTGCCGGTACATCAGTCTATACCGGTCTTGCTACCTTCAATAGTCTCGCAGGGTTTAATGCGGGGGTTACATCCAACCATCTCTATGTTTTAAGGGGTGTAACATTTGCAAGTACATCGGTACATAATGCAGGAATCACATCCAACTATCTCTATGTTTCAAATGGTGCGACATTTGCTGGTACATCACCATCTTCTTCAACTACTACAGGCGCACTAGTAGTGGCGGGTGGTGTAGGAATTGGGGGTTCACTCTATATTGGTGGTGGTATTACTGCTACGGCATCTATCGTACCTAGTGCATGGGCAAATGGTGCAGCACCAAAATCTTACATAAGCACCTCTGCTCCAACATTAGCAAATTTCCCTATCTCAGGTTCTATTTGGTTTGTAGTGTAATCTTTACAATAGATAATATCCAATATGACAATACAAAACAGCGATAGACACGGAGTATGGGTAAACGATGGCTCGGGAACCCCAAAACTTATTCATGCAGCATGGGTAAACAATGGTGGAACTACTGCGGCAGCAAAAGAAATATGGATAAACAATGCCCAAACACTTACGCGAGTTTGGCCTCCCCGTGCCTATGTTGTGGAATTGGTTCCTATTGGAACTAGGCACGGAAATGCTGATCATCTGTTTACAGCAGTCGATAGCACTACACTCTCTATTGCACAAGGAACAGCAGATCCTCAATGGAATAGTGGAAATTGGAATGCTTTGTGGGGAGGAATGCGTTATTACGGAGAGGGAAGCGTTACATATGCATTTCGCCGTTGGGACAAATACGATACGGTAGGAAATTACGATTTTTCAACTGCAAATGCAGTCAGAAGAACAACTGCTACGGCGAGTACTCCAGGTAATGTCGGATTTGGACATGGTGGCTTGTGGAAAAACTTGTTGAGAACTTCGCCCTATGATCCAAATGACAAAAGAACCCATTCTCCATTTGTAGTGATAGAACCTGGTTCAAAGATTTTGTGCATACGCACAAATTTTGCAAAATTATATTCACAAGGTTCTGATGAAGGCGGATCTTCACCTGTTGCAACTATTGGTCTATATTCGGGAAATGATACCTATTTTGGTAGCACTTCAACCACGACTCATACTTGGTCATCGACCGTAACAAATGATATTCCTGTAACAGGAGGAGAAAACGGAGCGCAACCAGCGTCACCCGCTGCGGCGAGTGGTATTTTTGCAACTACAAGCACAAATAATACATTTTTCACAAATTTTGGAATGGTTTACGGTAAGGGAAGTTGTAGGTTTGGAATTTCTACGCATAGTTCATTTGGTCCAAATACTCTCAATGTTGGATCTTGGATGAACAACAAAAACTATGGTTCTTCCCCAACCTCTACGATATATGGGTTTGGCGACAACAACAATAGATTAACAATACCCAGCGTTTCTTTCAATGTTGTACCCTACACTCTTCCCACGCCTACTATTTCTGGTCATGTTGGTTGGAAATACATCCAATTCGATTACGATGATTCCGCAGCATCGAACGGATATGTCTACGAAAACTACAATATTCCTACATCATCCTATAGTGCTTCGGATTGGGGAGCCGTTGGTGTCAATACTTCTCTCGGAAGCACCTTGTTCCTCGTAATACCCCCTTAATTGGATTTTACTAAATACTTCTCAAAGAAGGCATTATGGCAATATCAATCAATTACGACATGGATCAAGGAGCAAACTTCGCGTTCACTATTCGTGCAAACGATACGAACGGAAATGCCCTTAACATTTCCTCTGGTTATACTGCCAATGCTCAGATGCGTAAATATTACACATCCAATACTGCAACCACTTTTGTTACTTCGATTACAGGCGGAACAGGATATATAAGCGTATCTCTTGGTCCAACTGCAACTGCGGCGATCAAAGCAGGAACTTATTTTTATGATGTAGAATTACAATCAAATAGTGGAAATACAATTCAAAGACTAGTTCAGGGGATGATCACGGTCTATCCAGAAGTGACTAGGGTATAATGCATATATCGGTTCTTGAGATTACCTGAAATTTTTTCGGATTTTGCTCAAACTCACAATCAACACAACTAAATACAGTTTGATAGCACAGTTTCTTTAAATATGGAGAATACAATGGTTACTACGATTGAACAGACCACACCCACCGCAGTTGTATCTGCACCCACAAACAATCCATCAAAGACAAAGACGATCACTCTATGCATGATCGTCAAGGATGAGGCGCGTGTTATTGAACGCTGCCTTGCTTCTGTTCTTCCAATCATCGATAACTGGGTCATTGTTGATACTGGTTCAACTGATGGCACACAGGACAAGATTCGCAAGTTCTTTGAGAATGTCGGTATTCCTGGCAAACTCTATGAGCGTCCTTGGAAGGACTTCGGACATAACCGCAGCGAGGCTCTTGAACTTGCCAGCACCGAAGGCGACTATGCATACATGATTGATGCCGATGAGGTTCTTGTTTTTGAACCAGGTTTTGATCCCGAACAGTTCAAGGCAAGTCTGACTGCCGATCTCTACAACATCTTTGCAGAATACGGTGGCACCAAGTATCACCGTCCGCAGATGACAAGCACCAAGAAGAAGTTCTACTACCGTGGCATTCTCCATGAATATGTTGATTGTCAGGAGGAGATCAAGACCCGCGATTTTGCCCGTGGTTTCAAGAACACCCCCATTCAAGATGGTAATCGTTCAAGTCAACCAATGAAGTATGAACGCGATGCAGAACGCTTTGAGGAAGCCCTCAAGGGCGAAGTTGACCCAAAGGACTTCAACCGTTATCACTTCTATCTTGCACAGTCCTACCGTGACTCGCAGCAATGGGAGAAGGCTCTTGCTGCTTATATGAAGCGGGCGGAACTTGGTGGATGGAACGAAGAAGTCTTCTATTCCCTTTATCAGGCAGGTCGCATCATGGAAGTTCTGAACAAGAACATCGATGAGATCATCAAAGTCTATTTCAATGCTTATCAGTCTGCTCCTTATCGTGCAGAAAGCCTGTGGGCAGCGGCTCGTCTATGCCGCCTGAACATTCGTTTTGATCAGGCATATACCTTTGCCAAGCAAGGTCTCAAGTGCCGTTGCCCCGAAGGCGCACTCTTCATTGCTGCTCCGATCTATGAGTGGATGTTGCTTGATGAGTTTGCAATTGCTGCTTATTGGGCAGGACAC